TTATTTCATTAGTATCTCTGAAATTCTTTTCCATTCTTGTCCACTTAGAGTTGAATGAGGTGGTTTGAACGAATCCCAATCAGCATCAGTTAAACTATTAACTCTTTTTCTTAATTCTTGAAAAGAATACTCATTAACGTCTTTTTCTATAATTCTTGATAGAGAAGATGATAATTCTCGAGGAATTCCTATCATTCTCATCGCTAATGACTTCTCATTATCAACTCCGTAATAAACAAACGAAGGTACAAACGAATCCTTAATATCTTCTACGTTTCCTTTTACGATGCCTTCTAAAGCACTTAATCCCCACGATGATTTAAATCTCACGTCATTCATCTTAGTTACGAATTTGTTGATTTTTTCATCATCGTTTTCAATATTTGAGAATGCTGGGTGTATATTTGAGATATCTACTAATTTTTTGCCCTTTACCCAAGCAATAATTACTTTAGCCATTATTTCTGCATTAAATGGAGCTTCTCTTGAATCAGTACCTAAATCAGTCTCTCTCAGAGCTGCAATGACTTTTATCTTTGAAGCAAGATTATCTATTTGGGCTGTATTGAAAAGATTCTCTGGTTTCCAACTATCTAAATCTGCAATATTAGGATTCTCTGAATAATCCCTCATAACTGCCAATACTGAAGGAACAGAGAAGCCAGTTTTATCAGCAAAAGATAGTACACCTTTACTATTACCATATTTATCTTGTAGATACAAATAGATAGATTTGCATATATTAATAAATTTATCTTTATCAGTAGATTCGTTCAATGAATAATACTCAAAACTATCCTTAAATAAATCTTCTATTTGATTAATATAATTAGTATGTTCTCCAATAGAAATTAAATGTACAAAATATTGAATCAAAGGTGTTAATGAATTCGGATATTTACTGAGAAGAACGCCAATACTCTGTTTATCATTTATTTCCCTGAGGATACTGTCGGCATTGATTAATAACTCAGATAAAACACTGATTATTTCATCTGCTGTATTTTTTATGAGTCTTTCAGCGTTCTCAATATTCGGATTGCTATTAAATGGTAATAAAAGAATTCCAAAATTATCAATTAAAGTCCTTCCAGATCTTCCAGCAATATTCCAAAAGTCATTAGCAGATAAATAAACCGGTTTATTGTTACTATTTCGTCCTTTTTGATATGTATCAAAGAAAATAGATGAAACAGGAAAGTTTACTCCCTCAGCAACAGTAGTTGTAGAACAAACATATGATATGTGTCGTTCTCTAATTAAGTGTTCTAAGAGTAGTTTAGTTTCATCGGAAAGCCCAGCATGATGAGTACAGATACCTTTTGTAAGTACATTAGTTAGAATTGTCTCTTTCCCAACCTCATCAATTATGAATTTTCTAACTAATTTGACATCATCATGCACTACCTTATCAGGGATTCTATCATAGATAAAGTTTGCTCTTTTATTAGTAGTATTTTTCCCTGCACATAAAATCAACATAGTTTTATTTTTTCTTGCAAAATGATTTACAGAGAATTCTAATATTCTGTCTTTCAAACCTGTGCTTTGTAACTGATATGGATTTTCGAATTCTCCTTTTTGAGCTATATCAACTTGATTATAAGCTGAATTCAAAATATTGTACTGTATTTCATCTATTTTTTTAGTTTTGTGATGATTGACTCCAAGAAGAATTTTCTCAGATGGTTTCCAATCGATTTTTATAGATATACCACCACCAAGCCATTCAGCTAAAGTATTTCCCATTTTTGAGAAAAATGGTGATAACAACATAAATTTTGCATTTGGTCTTTCTCGCTTCAATAAAGCTAATAGTAACTCTAAACGTGCTCCTCTGATCCCACTTTGAATTGTATGCGCTTCATCGATAACAAATAATGAAATGTTCTCAACAGAAGGATGTCGCCTGCGTATAAGAAGATCTAATTTTTCAGGAGTTGATACTAATATGTCTATGCTATCACTACTTAAGAAACTATTTTCAGTAGGATCAATTTCAATTGCTGAAGATGTTTTCTCAATTGATAAATTAAGAGGTTGGAGATCTGTTTTCAGATCATAATATATCTGATTAACAAGAGCTCGAGACGGTACAACATATATAATTTTAGCACTAGGTTGTAATGCTTTGGTTACCAAAATATTAAATTCGGCAAGAAGAGTTTTGCCTGCACTAGTAGGCATTTGCAACACAGTTACATTAGCTGCCACATCCAATAGGTTTTTATTGATGGCATTTCTCTGAGACGGTAATAAATCTAATATCCCATCTTCAGCTTTAAACTTACACAAAGATTTAATAGTGTCTGTTATTTTTGTTTTTGCCCAAATCGAGTTACTAACAATTGTGTTTAATCCATCTTCAATATACATTGCAAGGCAATTTAATCTTGGTTCTTGCTTTAAGAGCTTCTTTGCTGTATCAGCATGTTGTCGGATTTCTACTTCCACTCTTTTGCTATAATTGTATCCATTAATCAGATATTCAGTAACTTCAACTATAGTTTTTGATAAATGATATAATCCTAACAGAATATAGGCTTCATTAATTTCGGCATAATAATCGTATTTCTTCAAATATTTTTCTTCAAATTCTTTTTGCTCATTCACTAATTTTTTAATATTGTTTAATGCTTGTCGAATATCTTTAAATCCATTACTTTTTCGAATAAGTAATATGAAAGATTCGATAATATTATTTAATACTCTGTTTCGCCAGTTATCATAATTCTTATTTATTGAATCATTATCATATTCTCGTAAATCAATTCGTGCATTAATAATTCTGTCGTTTTTCAAAGATATCGATGATAAATAGAAATAGTATAATGAAATGGGATTAATACCATCAATGCCCATTATATCATCAAATGATTTTTGAGTATCAACCTCGTTAATGTTTATTGTTTTAAGTAATATGCATATTTTTCTGAATAATTCCGGTTGCTTTTCAGTTAAAGTATAATTTATCAATAAAAAAGCTAATCTTAGTGTTTTCTCAGGTTGGATATCAGAATGAAATGAAGGATCAAATTGTGATATCAAATATTCTTTTTCTTTGCGAGTAAAGATGTTTTGAATTTCTAAATCACTGATTACTGTTGAAATTATATCATTCATTTTACTGAAATCAATTCTTGTACTTTTTTGTAAAATAAATCTACTGTAGTTTCAATATCATTTTCGGTAAATGAAAGTATGCTAAAATGAATTGTGTTTGGTGAAAACACTTTTTGGTTAGTCTTCATTTTCCCAAAATCCTTGCTTTCATCAACACAGGTATAATCTCGAATTAAAGTACACCCAAAAGTCAAATTATATAAATCATGCTTTTCTGCATCCATTTGCACGATTACAGCTCCAAGTATTTTTGCTTCTTCTGCATGAAGTCTTCTACAGTAATCAGATAATTTGCGTAGAATTGCTACATAATCATCGTTATATTTTTTTTGAGTGTGATAAATCGAATCGGAACTTGTATCAACAACGGCTGGAGGATTTCTTTTTTGACCTGAAACCTTTGCTTCTCCTAATAATAAATTAATTTTGTCATTATTATTATTATATCCTATTGCATCTATTCCTCTTCCTGGTTGTTCAGCAAGCTCTCTGTAAGAAATATTTTTTATAGGTATTATAAATCTTGATTCACTCTCAATTTTTTCTTCGAAGTAATATGTCATCAGCAATTCGCCAAGATCGCTTCGATAAATGTCATTAAGAATTGCTGGTTGTATGTTTTTCTCTCTTTTATAGTCTCTTGCTACGGAATTCTTTTTTAAAATTGATTTTAATGTTTCAGTACTGAACTCGATATCATTGAAAATATTTTCATTATCGATATCATAATTCAATCTGTTACGTTGCTCTACATATTTCTGTGCAAATTTCTCGATGAATTTTTCTGAGACTAATACGTCATGTTTTTCAAATGTATTCATTGTATTCACAACTACCGAATATTTTAATGTACACATTCTCTCCAATATCTATTTTCTTTTATGTACATCAATTCATGAATAGATATAATGTCAATTGATTTCGGTACACCAAATCAGAAAGTCGCATTAATACACAATCTCTGTAGTCGTCCTGCATTTCCAGTGAAATGGTGGAAAGGGAGTATGATTTCCTGAAACTCCAATCGCTTTCCCATGAGGATCATATTCTATCTGCTTCTCCGACACCCAAGGCGCAATTTCCTTTGTCATTTCTCTAACTGTTTCCAGTGAATGCTTCTGGGTATCAATATTCATAAGCTGTTCCATCGTATCAATAGCATCATTTAGAGGATAAACACTATCTTGAGCAGCCAATGCTCTGCAAATCTCTGATGTCCGATCATCCAGAATAACTACCAACCGATATCCTTTAGCTCCGGCTTTTCTGTAACCTTCCAACCTGCCAAATTCTCGTACTCTAAGAGCAGTATGCTCTGCTAATCCTTGCCAGTAATGAGCTGATTTTTCACCCAGATGCTGAAACTGCTCTTTGAGCTTATCTGCCAGCATCTCTCTGGTATATCCGGAAGACACAGCTTCTGTAAGAGTTTGTTTGAATCCAGATTCAATATCTGTGCCGTATCTGTTGCCTATCCAGAAAAGATTCTGCTTGGTTATGAGTGATTCCAGCTTCCTCTCCTGAATCCCATACAAGCCAATGGAAGTATTATGTGGAACTTGCTTTTGAACATCATTAATACCCAGCCTGAGAGACTTTTGAATAAAAGCCTTCGTATCCTGCCGTACAAGCGAGGAAAAGTCTTCACTGAGGTTGGAGCTGATTATCTCTAAAATATCGTCAATATGCCTGATTTTGAGCTTTTCACGTTTGGGAAGATCAGAGAGCATCTGAATTGCCTGCCTTGCAGAATCCTTAACTTCCTTTTTCCAAGCATTATTGTGGATGAGATAGTATTTATACATTAATTGATCATAATAGTTCAAAAGGAAAAGCTCCTGACTCTTACTCTGTTTCTGCCAACATCATATTCAGGGAATCTCTCCAGACATCCGGCAAGGGCATCTGGACCGTCTACGTAGCCATCAGGATAAGTAAGGAATTGATTGATCAGTGTGGGTGTATCCTGACCATCGGGAAATTGAACCTTTCCGGTTTCAATAACGGTGTCTGTGCGTTCAATCCTGAGTCCTTTGTTCTTATCGTTATTGATTCTTCTGATGCGGTGAGAGATGGGATTTCGGTTATTCTCCTTACACCAGCGATCAAAGTCGGAAAGGATCCTGTGCTGACCGAAATTGGTTTCCATTGCTGATCGGAAGTGAATACCATACTTCTTGGAAAGCTCAGTGTAGGCATCATAATAATAACTGAAGAATTTGCTGTTCTCGGTCTGCCTGATCCAAACATGAATTATGTAGAAACGATTACCATCATAACCAACAGAGATAATGGCTTTGTAACAGCCTTTCTCTCCCCATGCCGGATCAGCATACATCCAGACCTTCTTCATTCTCTTAGGAAGCCTTGAGTATTTAGTGAACCAGTGAAACTTGAACATATTGCCTTCAATCACAGGTTTACCCAAAAACTCTCGCTGGTAACCAGTCAGACCAAACTTCAGCTTGAGCTTCGGCAGTTCACTGGTGGGATATTGATCTTCCCATGCGGATTTGCCATTCTTCAGTTCAACTGGAAATCGAAGCAGTCTTCTACCATCAGTAAATAAGTGCTGTATTTTATCAGGATTAAATCTTTTCTTGTTGGATTTGATCTCATCGATAATGCCTTGCTGGAATTGGCAAATAGCATAATTGGGATGAACAAGGTTACCCAGCCAGATGATCTTGCCATTACCTTTGGGATCTAATGCCCCACCAATCTCCTGCACGATCTTATCCATCTTCTTTCTACCGATGCTCTGGTTACCTATATTCTCTTCTTTATCGATGTCATCACAGATAACAAGTCCGGGTCGAGTAGAAGTTCTGGGATTGATAGATCCTCTGAAAGATTGCTTTATACCTCTTGCTCGGATTCGGGTTCTATTCTGAAGGTAGAAATCAGATTCATCTTTATCGATGGGAATTAAACCTTCAAAATCGGACTGCAGTCTTTTATTGTTGGTCAGCTCATTATAGGTAAAAGCTGTTCTTTCCTCTGCCAGATCAGCATCTGCTGCAGTATGGATAACATATCGTTCACCTTTGATGATCTTCCAGATAGGATAGACAACTCCCATGAGTACAGTTTTACCAAGACCACGATAGCCGGTAATGGAAGTAATGCCATTGTAATACTCGGTAGTCTCGAACATCTCTTTATGATCATCTGAGAATGGAAGTTTGAAGATATGTGGAAAGTAACTTTTACAGAAATAGGAAAAAGACTGCCAGTTATCGCCAGTAGCCTTTTTTATTCTTCTGGATTTCTTGGCAGGTGTGTCATTGAGAAATGGTTTTACACTGGCAGTCTTTTCGGCTATCTGAGAAAAGTTCTTATAATCTGCCTGAGTAAACTTAACCACTGGTTGCTCGCATCCTGAAGTATTCTACAATGCCGGAAGCTCCTAATATCTCTCTCTGGATAGCCATAGCTGTCTGCTCATCATTACGAGCTAAATAGAAATCGATCAGCCAATCCAGGAACTTCTTCATGTATTCAATGAAATCTCTGGTTGGTTCTATATTCTTGGAGTATTGACGAAGTAGGGAAACCAGCGATTGCAGAGCTGTATCCTGCGGAGCTCTGGCATATTCTTTGAGAGCCTTGATTAAAGCCTTTTTCACAGCTATCCGAATCTCATCCTCTAAATTTGCTATCTCATCCAGCTCTGCATCCCAATCTCCTTTCTTCTTCCAAGTACGCATGGTTTTATCGGCAACACCATAGATACGAGCTAAAGCTTTTATATCGGTTTCACCTTTGAGATAGAGTTTTTTAGCGGATTCTCGTTTAATCTTGTATTCTCGGCTGTTCATAGTTTTCCAAGACTTTAATCAAAGCACCTTTTTCCTGCTTGGTTAGATATTTGATGCCGGATTTGCCAAAATGTTGAGCAATGAAGCCGTACAGCTTCTCTTTTGTCCAATCCGACAGTTTATACAAAGCCCAGATCTTTTTGCCCTGAGCATCGAGTATTTCGTAAATATGGGGAGTTTTGCCATGTAATGTAGTGTTGAGGTTAATTAGGGATGACAGGCTGAGTTTTCTCAGGGAAGTTCCGTAACCGAGATCATGCATTTGATCATGAAGCTGATCGATTGTCATCCGGAGATCATTTTTTGCGAAAATGACAATATTACGTCTCAGCTTCCTTGCATACTCAGCCTGTCTCTGAGTCATCATTCGTTTAGGGGATCCACCTTGTGATCCTCAAAGTATTTATTCAGATCCTTGCCATGCACTCTCAGTTGCCCGTTGTTCTTGAGCCGAAATGCCGGAAGCGGATCATCAATATCTCTGATCAGTCTGTAGACTGTACTGATATCAACCGAGAGTATTTCAGAAACTCTCTGTGGTGTGTAACATCTTTGTTCATTAAAAACCTGCATCTTTCTTCTTCTCCTGTATTCAGATAAAGCAAATGGGCATCAGCGTCAAACAGTGATGCCCACGTATGCCAATGATAATTATTCTACTTTAGCGCAAAGAGAAACACTCCGGAAACTCGGAGTTCATTATACTTTCCCGCTGCCAGCTATATCGCACTGAAATTCAATGAGATCAGCTCAAAAGGACCTTTGGGCGATTTGCGTTTGTAGAAGGCTATATACTGTTTGGTAGAAGTAATCTGAATCGCTTCATCGATAATCTCCATTGCCTGTTTCCAGTTTTTGTCTTTGATGTTGTATTTACGTAGTGCAAGGATTCTGTGTTTGGCTATCTCGCCTTTCTTATCAACTTGGAAGGCTTCATTAATCACAGCCTGCAGGTTTACGTTGGAATCCTCTGTCCAGCGTTTGAGACATTCATCAATCTTCTGCTTGGCTATCTGCAGCTTTTCACTGAATTCTATTCTCTCTCGATGTCGGACTTCAATCTTGTATTTGCCATCAAAGGAGATGAGCTCTGCATTGCCTTTCCAGTTCTCACCATACTGCTCTGCGGTTTGGGATAAGTATCTATCGATATCGGATGTTATTCTATCTTTCTCATCCATGATTTTAGTATGAAGCCTGAAGGCTCTTTTCATTACTCGGTTTACTACAGTATCTCGTTTGACCAGTTGCGGATCAATAATCTTAGCAGGATATTCTCTGCCATCTGCATCTTTAAGGACTTTTTCTCTTTTTGCCATTTTTCCTCCGGAATCGTTTTCTCTTAAAACTATTAAAATATCATCTTCTACTTTCTTGCCGACCAAAGCAAAGTCAGGTTTGAAGTTTATTACTTTGTAATAACCCAATTCGAGAGTAATCATTTTCATCGATGCAAAAGCTTTTAAATATCTCAAGATTGCTCTACGATGGAAGCCGGTCATCTCCTCCAATTTTCTACTACTGCTTACTTTTTTGTTCTTAATCAGGTTATAGATCTTCTTCATCATTCTATAATTGTAGCCATAATCGTTAGTAACAGGCTCTTCTTTGAAATCGGGATTCTTAATATAAATCTTGTATTTACCATCTTTGCTGATTGCTTTGATTGCTTCTTTCTTGAGAAGTGCTGCTATAACTCGTTTTACTTGAAGCAGATCGAAGCCTGTTTCATCTGCGATCTGCTTGGTGGTAAAAGGTTTATTATTGTATTGGATATAATTTTTTACAGGTTTTGTGTAAGAATCATTCATCTCTACCTCTATGTGATTTCAAGTGATTTTAACTGCTCAATACCGAATACTGAAAGATTATTATTCTTAGCATTGGTCTCGATTGAATACAAAGCTTTGATCAGCTTTCTGATATTACCTTTTGTTTTCTGTTTGATTACTCTGATAATGGAATCGTCAACCGTCACATCGGAGATCTGAGAACAGATGTTTCTGATATCAGTTTCGGTTATCTCTTTGAACTCACAGAAGTAATTACAACGATCAAAATAGTGAGAATCTGCAAGCAGGAGTTTCTCTTTGGCATCTGTCATGCCGACCAGAATAACTACTGATAATGTCTCATCTACAATATCTCGGATGCTGCCTAAGATTTTCTGTGATCTGAAAGCATAATCAATCTCATCTATAATGATTACGATATTGTCATAATTCTTGAGGATATTGAGAGTTCTGTTGAAGATCTCATTTGCAGTTCCTCTGATTTTAACCTGCGACATGCCCAGATGGTATCTGATCACTTCCAGAAGTTTGATGGCAAAACTCTTAGCTGTCATAGTAGCTTCCAGTCTCAGATAAATGTAGTCTTCCATGATGGCTTTCTGTTTTGCAAACCTGCTTTTACCCAGACCTGGAGGTCCGTAGATAAGTCCCAATCCCACCATCTCTGTTTTGGGTCGGTTCAGCAGATAATCGATAAGCTTATCCGCTTCCTTAACATTACGTGTTTTAATAAGTGATAGTTCTTTCATGATCTCTCCTATTACAATCCTGTATTCATAAATATTTTATCCAATTTACGAAGTGCTTCATCTTCTTCTGAAGTCTCTATCGGTGGTTTGATCAGCTTCGCTGTTTGATGCGCTAATTTTTCAATATCTTCATCTTCATTATGAGTAGATTTATGCTCTAATGGACTTGAATCGTTAAAAGCTGATTCTGATAGGTTCATCAGTGGCAATTCAAATTCTGAAACTGCTTCTTCAACCTGCTTGCGAATCGCAGCAGAGCTTTCTTGAAGAGTCTTTTCCAGTTTACGTTGGTGTGCCAGTTGCTTTTTCCATGTTTTGCGAGCCATCGGTTTATCTTTTGCCAACTTAACAAAGGGATGAGTGGATTTACGTGCCATTGCCTGACAGATCAGTTTCTCATTCTCATCATAAACCAATATGGATCTCAAATCCATCAGATCGTAGCGTAAGTAAACTTTCTTACCCACATAACCCATCAGATAATCATGGTAGAATAGGATATTGGCAAGTTGGATTCCGTTTGCCTTTACAGTTCGCTGCTCTACCTTGAGCATCATGAAGTTAAGTTCAGTAATATCAATTCTTCTATCTTCCGGTGCAGGATTTTTCTGAAATACTTCCAGTGGTGCAACACCAGCCAGACCGCCATGTGGAGTTTTACCATAGAATTCCTGAAAGTAAACTGCCATGAGTTGTTTTGCCTGATCCAGTGTGAGTGGTTCCCGTTTTCTCAGTGATCTTATCCATTCCTCGTTACGCATCAGAAAGGCTGGTTTATCTGCTATGCTTGCACCTCTGAAGGTTGCCATGTATCTCTCAAAATCTTCCTGGAAGGTTCTGAAGAATCTCTCAACAACTTTAGCTCTGGCATTATAAGCTTTGGCAAATTCAACTTCGATATCCAATCTTGGGAAGATTCCGCAGAGTTCTTTTTCCAGATCGTGACTTTCCCACTTCTCATGAAACAGGTTGGCTCGGAAGGCTTTGCCGTTATCCAGATAAACAAATCTTGGTCTGCCACCCCAGTGGATGATGCCGTTTCTAAGTGCTAATAGAATGTGTTCTGAATCTTCGGTGTTGGCTATCGACGCTCCCACAGGATATCGTGATGCCCAATCAAAGAAGAGAATCAGCATCATGCGTTTAGGTTTGCCGGAGACAGGATCGATAATATCAAATGCCAGTTTATGACCATCCGCTACCCAGACATCGCCAACCTCAAGAGCTTCTTCACGAAGTAGACTCATAATGAAATGGTCTTTGGAGTATTTCTTACCTCTACGCAGAAGATTCCACTGCTGGAGATGTTCATCTCGCCAAGTTTCTACCCATCTGCGTAATGCTCTTGAGCTGGTTGGTGAATCTATTATCTTTAATCTATTTAACTGCTTCAGCTTCCTGATAGCAGAACCGATTTTAATTTTATTGGCATCCAGAAGAAGACCTAAAAGAAAGTTTTGCTCTTGATCGGTAGCCTTCATACCATTGGATGCTCTGGATAGTCTGGTTAATGCTTTGAAATCTTTCTCATTCTCTTCATAAGTGTTAAGCCATATTCTCAAGGTGCGAGTTGTGCGTTTGCCTTCCAAAGCTAATAGTTCAGGTAACAGGTAACCTGAATTATAAGCTTCGGTAATTTCATCTATGGCTTTACTTTTACTTACTGTTCTTTCGATAGCTTCTAATAATTTATCACATAGAGCACCTTTCAATTGAGCTCTATAAAGTTCATGCTCGGGTATTTTAATTGCAGGAATCAAATCAGGTATAGTCGGATCATATTTCACTACTTCTGCTTTAACAACTTCAGGAAGTGATTTCTTTTTTGGTTTAGCTTTCTTTTCCGGTATCAGTTTCTCAGGTACAAGGTAAAATTTTCTGCGACCACCTCTGGGAAGTGGTTTTGATATAAAATCCCATCCTTCACTCTTAGTCATTCTATAAGCAGAGGATTGGCTGACCGAAAAGCTCGATTGTATCCCTTCGATAGTTAGCTCTCTGCATTCCATAATCAACTCTCTTCGCATTGTTGAAGTTTGCGTCTCTTGATTTTCTTAGTTAATTTGCCTATTTCAGCTAATTCAGGTTGTAATTTTTGTAACAATTCTTCTCCTCGACTCATTCCCATTTCTCCATTTAGAAAATAATCGAGAGTCCTTCGAGAAATACTCATTTCTTTTGCTAACGCTATTATAGTAAAGCGTTTAAGCGCCATTGCTGCTTCCATTTCTTCTGGTTTGTAAGGTGATCTCAC